TATCAATCTACCGAGTTCATTATTGATAGTGGGCACGGTGAAGGTTTTTGTATTGGGAATATTATGAAATATGCCCAAAGATACGGAAAGAAGGACGGTTATAATCGGGCCGACCTGTTGAAGATTATCCATTATGGTTTCTTCGCTTTACATAATCACGATTTATTTAAGGAGACTAAATGAAAATCTCAAATGAAACTAAGGCGATTTTGAAGAACTTCGCTACAATAAATTCAGGTATCAAAGTTGATTCAGGCAATCAATTAAAAACGATATCTAATATGAAAAACATACTTGCTGTTGCAAATGTTCCAGAAACATTTAATCAAGAGTTTAGTATATACAACCTAGTAGAATTTCTAGGTGCAACAAGTCTTATGGAGAATCCAGACTACAACTTCAATGAAGCGTCATTGAGTATTGCAGATTCAGATACTTCATTAACATATTTCTATGCATCAGAAGGTATGGTGATGTCACCAGAGAAGATGATAACAATGCCAGATGCAGAGATATCAATTGACTTATCATCTACACTATTGAACGAATTGCAGAAAGCTGCTAGTGTTCTTGGCGTAAATGATTTAGTTCTGACTTCTGATGGCACAAAGATTGAGTTCCAAGTCACAGATAAAAAGAACGCAACTTCGAATACATTCTCTAGAACTGTCGGTGAGGGCAATGGTTCATCATTTACAATGAACTTTAAAATAGAGAATTTGAAAGTATTAGACGGCAACTATACAGTTGCAGTATCTTCTAAAGGTATATCTAATTTCAAGAATAAAGATATAGACTTAGAATACTTTATTGCACTAGAACCTGATAGTTCTTACAACGCTTAATATATATAATTATGTGTGAAATAGTGCCAGTCTCCGCTACTTTCATGGGAGTATCTGAAACTCATCATTGGTCAGATGCACGAACATTCGGAGGGGTTTGTTCCTTTTAATTATGAGACAAGAATTTTTATTTGTAGAAAAGTATAGACCACAAACAATTGATGAGACTATACTACCCAAAGGGGTCAAGAAATCGTTCAAAGAGTTCGTTCAGAACAAAGAGATACCTAATCTACTATTATGTGGCACAGCAGGCACAGGTAAAACTACTATCGCTAAGGCGATGTGTAATGAACTTGGTGCAGACTATATCATAATAAATGGTTCTGATGAGGGTCGTCTTATCGATACTTTGAGAACAAAAATCAAAAACTTTGCATCTACAGTATCACTATCTGGTGGTCCTAAAGTTGTAATTCTAGATGAGGCAGATTACATATCTGCTGAGTCAGTGCAACCTGCATTGAGAAACTTTATAGAAGAGTTCTCATCAAACTGTAGATTCATCTTTACATGTAATTACAAGAATCGTATCATTGCACCACTTCATAGTAGATGCACTGTTATAGATTTCACTATGCCTAACAGTGAGAAACAAAAACTTGCTGTTGAAGGACTAGATAGATTAAAATCTATATGTTCAAATGAAGGCATAACTTTCGATGAGAAAGTATTAGTAGAACTCATCATGAAGTTCTTTCCAGATTTCAGAAGATGTATCAACGAAGTTCAACGATACGGTGCATCAGGTGTAATCGATAGTGGCCTACTAGCGACATTATCAGAAGAAAAACTTACACCTTTGATTGACATGATGGCAGACAAAAACTGGTCTGCTATGAGAAAATGGGTCGGTCAAAATTCTGACAATGATTTCAATACTCTATATAGAAAGGTATTCGATACTCTTGAAACTAGATTAGTGAAGAGTTCTATACCAGCATGTGTATTGATTATTGCAGACTATCAATACAAGTCTGCTTTTAGTATGGACTCAGAGATAAACTTTGTTGCTTGTCTTACTGAGATAATGAGAGAATGTGAATTCAAGGAGACAAAATGATGACACAATATGATGATGTAGTAGAAAACCAAAGACTTCTTATCGAAGCAGAAGAGTGGGCAAAAGGTATCAAGTCGATACATGCTCATTCTATGAGTTCAATGTGGTATGATGATAGACCACAGGACACTGAGGGAGGTAAGTCTGTAATGGATACTCAGTATAACAATGGTGTTATTAGAAGAGATATCTTATCTACTGATGAAGTTTATATGTTTGGAAAAGCTCTTACAGGTCAAGCACTTGTAGATGAATACAGAAAACATAATCACTAATGTCTAAAAGAAATCCATTCGATTTCGTAAAGTCGGTCTCTTACGACAAAAAAGACCTCATGGTTGATGAGGTCGAAGAGAAAGCATATCAACCATTCTTAGTCAATAAGGCATTGTCTTACCATCAAGATTCTGTCTTTCTAGTAAACGAGATGAATGTTCGACACAGCACGGACAACCGTCTTCAATACTTGTTTTTCATAAATACTTTAAGAAAAAGACAAAGATTTTCGAAATGGCATAAACCTTACGAAAGTAAGAAACTCGATACAGTGAAGAACTACTTTGGTGTATCTAGTAAAGTCGCCAAAGAATATCTAGAACTTTTGAATGAAAAACAGTATCGTGAGTTGAAAGAAAGTATGAAACTTGGTGGGAAGAATAATGGATGAAGCAGACTTAATACAAGACCTAGTAGAAATAACATTTCCAGAAAAAGATGATTTCTTAAAGATAAGAGAAACCTTATCTCGTATAGGTGTGGCATCTAGAAAGGAAAAAGAGTTGTTTCAATCATGCCATATTCTCCACAAAAAAGGCAAATACTACATCGTTCATTTCAAAGAGTTATTCAAACTCGATGGTAAACAAACCAACTTTGATGAGTCAGATATGGGTAGAAGAAACACCATAGTAGACTTATTAAGACAATGGAATCTAGTCAAAGTGTTGAATCCTCAACAGATATTAGACCCTAGAGCACCACTCTCTCAGATAAAGGTTATACCTTATAAAGAGAAAAACGAGTGGAAACTTACACAAAAATACTCAATCGGCAACAATATTTCATAAATACCTCTTGTAATATTAATTACATTCATTACAGGAGAAAATTATGTTAGAATTTCTTACATGGTTAGTCGGATGGATTCAATTGATTCCATGGCTAGTAGCAGGTGCATCATTGATTGCAGCTCTTACACCAACTCCAGTCGATGATGGACTAGTTAAAAAGGCTTACAAAATCCTTGATTGGTTCGCATTGAATGTTGGAAAAGCAAAGGACAAATAATTCCAAAAACCCCCTTTACGCATCATTGAATTAGTAGTATACTAGTAGTTCATGATAATTAATAGGAGTTTATTATGGAATATGTTATTGCAATAGCAGTGTTAGTAGTTGTAATCTACTTTGCCTTTGTAAAAGACAATGGTAGCAGTTCAACATCAACAACAACTCCTTCGCCGGCACCGGCACCAGAAGTTGTTGCAGATGCGAACAACAACGGTATCACTAGTAAAGCCGAACTAAAAACTTTGACAAAAGTTCAATTGTTCGATTTTGCAGAGAAAAGAAGTCTGAAAGTTAAAAAATCAGGCACAAAAGCTCAAGTGATAAACGAAATACACTCGCAATTAAGATAAAGTTTTTTTAGACTTTTTAAAAGGGACCTTTTAGGTCCCTTTTTTTTGTTTCCAACGAATCAATTATCATAAATAGTTTGTAGATATTATGAACTGGACAGATTTTTTAGCAGATGTAGGAGCACCAATATTTGGTTCTCTAGTCATGGCGTTCTTTATCTTTCTCACATTGAAGTATATCCTTGAAGGAGTTCTTGGTAATATCCAATCACTCACAGGGATTATTGGTATGTTAGAAGACAGAGCGAGAGTCATGAACAACGATATCATCAAGATTGACTTGTTAATATCTCAAGCACTGGAGTTAAAACCAGACTTAGAGAGAGTTGCTCGTGCTGAAAATTTCGTAGAGGATGGAAGTATTGATGCAAGAAGAGATTAACGAAGTATTAGATTTAGAAATAGATTATCTCAGCGCCATTGCAGATATGGTAAACCAATTTGGTTTCCCTATTATCATGGCACTTGCAATGGGTTACTTTATTTACTTTGTCTGGAAATTTGTGACAGAAGAACTAGAGCCTATGATTGATAAACAACAGACAACTCTAATCAAACTTATCGACCAAATGAGAATGTTGGACCAAGACCAGATAAGATTACAAGAGAAGTTGAATACTGTTTTAGAATATCGAGAGGCACAAGTTTTAAAGGAGAAGAAAAAGTGAAGATAGCAATACTAATTAGTTTACTACTAAGTGCATCTCTAGGTGCAACACCAATAGTTCATGAATTCAAAAATCCTAGTTTCTCTGGAAAGGGAACAGGCGCCCATTACTTGACCATAGAAAACCAAGAACATTCAAGAAAGAAGGCAATCGAAGAAGCGTTGGAAGCAGCTAGAAAATCGGCTGAGAGAGAGGCAGACAATTCTACCTTGGCAAAATTTATTAGGAACTTAGAATCAAGAATCTATGCCCAAATGGCAAAACAACTTGTAGAATCTATGTTCTCAAACGATAACGCAGTGAGATTCGGTTCATTCGTATTAGAAGGCAATACAGTCACATACGAAGTCATAACGAATGATGATGGTTCAGAGTTTATCAGAATGACAATTGTTGGTTCTGATGGAACGGAAACAGTTATCGAGATACCAATCGGAACTGGTAATTATGGTCAGGACCCCGATGGTTAAATATCTACTCGCACTTACAATCTTACTATCAGGCTGTGCATCAGTCCCTAGATTCTCTAGCGAACCACAAGATTGTAATCCTAAGACATGGGGTGAAGAATATCCTCATGACTTAGTAAACTATGCACAGGCATTAGGAAGAACTTTTGAAAGAGCGATGCCTTATATTTGCGTAGATGAGGCAGAAGTCATAAGACTTCCTTCATACTTAGAATTACTTAACTTACCACCTGCACAAGAGATGCCTGTGGTTGCAGTTTACAAGTTTCAAGACTTAACAGGTCAAAGAAAAGAAGTGCCAAACATCGCATCGTTTTCTACAGCAGTCACACAAGGTGGACAAGCTATGGTTATAGATGCATTGAAAACTGCTGGTGGCACTAAATGGTTTAGAGTAGTAGAACGGACAGGCATAGACCATCTTGTTCGTGAGAGACAAATTATTAGAAGTGCAAGGCAAGACTTTGCAAAAAAAGAAGGACAAGAAAAATATCAAGAATTAAATCCACTTCTCTTTGCAGGAATTATTATAGAGGGTGGTATAATAGGTTATGATTCGAATCTCTATACTGGTGGCCGAGGCGCCAGAACATTAGGGATTGGAATAAGTCGACAGTATCGTAAAGATGCTGTGACTGTAAGTATGAGAGCCGTATCGGTTCTAACAGGTGAAGTTTTATTAAATGTCCAGACTAGAAAGACTATCCTTTCAGTCGGTGAAGGAGGCGATGTATTCCGATTCATAGAAGAAGGAACACAATTAGTCGAGTTCGAGGACGGAGTGGGTAATAATGAGTCAGTGACTTACGCAACACGAGTGGCGATTGAAGCTGCCGTGTTGGAATTAATTTACCAAGGACATGATAGAGGTTTTTGGGTTATTGAAGAAGGACATAGGCATCCTCATAACAGCGATGGCGTTAATGATAAACACGAGATTGACGAATCTGAAATTGATGACA